CGCCCTAATGGACCCTTATGGTAAGTTTGGTGGTTCTGAAGCCGAAATAACTGGTGATAAGGGTGCGGCAAACATTGCGGCAGGTGAAGATGCTTTAGACAGAGTTAAGGGTAGATTACAAAAATTAGGTGTATACGCCATTCCAGAATTAGATGGCATCATGACCACTGAACAGTTAGCTATAGAACCTTTTGAATTTGATTTTGTACTGCAGGTACCGGAATTACAGGAAGAGTTTAATATCCCCAAACCACCAAAATTTAGTACGTTAGCAAGAGTTATAAGTGATTCACCTTTTATATTAGAGGTTAAAACAGAGGGTGGTGATACGTCATTTACAATTCAATTCGATGAAAAAGAAGTGGTCACCAATTTACCTGGTACTAAAAAAAGTATCAGAGCTTTAAAAGCTGAATCTGGAAGTAATAAAGGTAAATTTTATAATGTTATTCTAAGTAGTGATTTATTGGGTGTTATGAAAAAAGGTTCTGATGATGAAAATGGTAAAGAAGAAAAAGATGTTGATAAAGAAAAAGAGGGAAAAGGTGGAGGGAAGGTTAACAAAGAAACTCTTTTCAATGATTTAAACGGGTTTTTTAAATTTGTTGTTAACAATAAAAAATTTTTAGCAACCAAACCGAATCCTGGTAAAACACAAGAAAATATTTTTAATGAAATAGAAGAATTACTTTTAGAAGTGGATGTTAATCCCACAGAAGAGAAGACTGACGATTCCAAAGGTTATGAAGGCAGAATTTATATCAAAGATATTACTTTAGGACCTAAAGCAAAAGCACGAAGAGCTGGAGATATCCAAAATTATGGCAGTAAAAAAGGTGGTGATTCAACTAAATGGAATGGACTAATAAACACTTTACCTGAAAATGGTTTACTAGCTAATGTAAAATTAGAGTTAAATGATTCTGGTTTAGATCCTGAACAACAGTCGGTTTTTAATGAAATAAAAAATATTATCGGAGGCACAAGTTACAATGGAGAAACAAAAATCAGAAAAAGTAAAAAAATTACTGATAACACAGTTTTTATTGTAGAGTTTAATAATAACGCTCTAGTTTGTAAAATTAACCAAGGTGTTACCCTTAAAAAACGACAAACTATTGATATACAACCCAACGCTGCCGGAGAAGATATTTTTGATAAACCTATAAAAGCTAAAATATTAGTTTCTTAACCATGGCAGATAATTTCGAATCCAATTTAGACGACCAAAGAGAACGTCTCAAGTTACAGAAACAAATTAATGAAGCCGTTAAAGACAACGTTAAAAGTTTCGGTGATTTAGGTAATTACAGTAAAACCATTGTAGATAACTTTAAAGACTTACAAGAAACAAATGTTAGAATTAAAGAGAATCAAAAATTAATTTTACAACTTAAACAATCTGAAAATGAAGAAGATAAAAAACAGGCCGCACTATTAGAACAAGAAAATAGGGAGTTAGAAAAGAAAACAAAACAGATACGAGAAATTAATAAGGAGCTGGCTAAAAAAGCCCCTTTAGCGGCAGGAAAAGCTCTTCTTGGTTTTCTAGGTGACGCAACAACCAAATATTTAGATTTCGACCAAAAAGCTCGTGACGTTGCGGCTCAAATAGGTCTTGGTGGTCAAAGAATGCAAATCATGCGAAATAATGTTATTTCCGCGAGTATTGAAATGCAAAAATACGGTGTTTCCACAACAGAGGCTTTGGAAGCACAACAAGCGTATTCTGACGAACTAGGTCGTGCAGTTATCCTGAGTGACCAGGCCTTAACCAATATGTCAAGAATAGGTAAAGCAACCGGTCTTGGTATGGCAGGTATGGCAGGTTTAACGGCAGAAATGGAGGCTTTTGGTCTTGGTGCTGAACAATCGTCAGAGTTTATTTTTGAAATGTACTCTTCTTCAGCCCAAATGGGTCTTAATTCTACTAAAGTTATTAAAAGTTTTCAACAAAATTTAGGTCTTTTAAATAAATTAAATTTTAAAGCTGGAGTTAAAGGTTTGGAGCAGATGGCAAAATATTCGGAAAAGTTTAAACTTAGTATGCAATCGGTTGCGGCCGTTGCTGATAAAGTTTTCAGACCTGAAGGTGCTATTGAGGCTGCCGCACAGTTACAAGTATTGGGTGGAAGTTTAGCCGCAATGGGTGACCCGTTTCAGTTAATGTATAAAGCCAGAAACGCACCCGAAGAATTAACCAAAGACCTAGCGAAAGCTGCTGCCGCATCAGCTACCTTTAATAAAAAAACAGGTGAGTTTGAGGTTAGTGCATATGAATTGGATAGGTTAAAAGAGGCCGCAAATGCCCTTGGGTTAAGTTATGATGAGTTAGCCCAAACGGCAAAACAAACCGCGAAAATATCTCGTTTTGAAAATATGTTAGGTGGAAAAGGTTTGGACCCTGAACAAAAGGAAGCTCTCGCCATGATGGCTCAGGTTAGTAAAGACGGGACAGCACAAATACAAATGGGTTTCACTCCCGATGGTAAAGCTAATATGAAAGACCTTAAATCTTTAGGTAAGACACAATTGTTAGAAGCTTTAGAACAGAAAAAACAAGCAGAAGAGGCGGCACAACAAGCAACAGGTGTTAAAGAACAATGGGAAAATTTATTCAACCAATTTATATTAGCAACATATCCGTTATTGGAAGAGTTGATGGCCGTTTTTAAACCAGCTGCTGATGGAATTTCCACCAACATGACTAAATTTATTACAGGTTTGTCTGATTTTATTAAGGGTGTTTCACCTTTTTTTGTGATGTTAGGAAACCTTGTTACCAAATTCCCAGAACTTACTATAGGGTTAATTGCTTTCGCTAAAAGTGGATTGGCGAGTGCCGCTTTTTGGGTGGCAAAATCACTTTTCTTAGGAAGAACAATATCAACTTCTATGACCACTGGAGGGGCTACAGCAGCAGGACAAATATCTGCCGCAATGGCAGGAAATCGTGTGGTCGGTGGAGGTATGAATACGGGTTCACAAGCACTTGCTCAAGCGAAAGGTAACGCGGCAATGACCACTGCTACTGGTAACGCAGCAAAAGCTAGTGGTATGGGAAGTCTCATGGGTTCTTTAGGTACTGCAGCAACAATCTTGGCAGTTGGTGCGGCGTTAATGATGGTTGCAAAAGCTTTAGATATTTTTGCTGATGCTTTGATAAAACTACAGACAGTTGATAAAGATTTGTTATATAACGTAGCCGTAGGTTTAGGGGCTTTTGTCGCAATTTTAACTATTTTAGCTATGAGTGGTGTTGGTGAGGTCGCGGCATTAGTTTTACTTGGGTTGGGTGCCGGAATGTTAATGATTGGTGGGGCGGTGTTTTTGGCGGCAACAGGAATGGCAATATTGGTTAATTCTTTCACTAATTTATTTGCGGTTGTCGGTGAAAATGGTTCTAGTGCTATGATGGCAGGTGCTGGATTTCTAATGATGGCAGCCGGTATCGGGGTTTTAACACTTTCATTAGTCGCGATGGGTGCGGCATCACTATTAGCGTTACCTGGATTGTTAATATTAGGTGGTGTTACAAGTATGTTAGTCAATACGGCGGAATCTTTAAATGCTGTTGGGGGTTCCAACGGTTTAAAAGAATCTATTAAGGCTATTAACTCAGTTGACCAAGATAAATTAGATGCTTTAAAATCTTTAACCACTTGGATGGCCTTATTAGGTGGAACCACAACAATCAAGTTCGATGAAAGTTTAACGGTAGACGGTGAGATAACAATCAAAGGTGAAGGTTCCTTATCTGGTGTTAAAGACAAACTATTAGCCGAGTCTAACTGGATATCCGAACTTAAAGATGCTATTATTGGCAAAAGTTATTCAGATAGAAATGGTGGCAAAGCCGGTGCTACTAATAAATTTGCTTAAAAGCATTATTTATTATTTAATGCTTTATTAAAATTAATGCTTTATTAAAAACCGGATATGCATTAATATTATATGCAAATTTTTTGAATGTAAATATTTATTAAAAAAAGATTTTTAAAAAATGCCAATAAATCCGTTTAATTATACCATAGATTATTTTGATAGTGTCAACTTAGGTCCTATCACAGACAGTAATTTTTTAAATTATTTAGTTTCACATAATCTTCAAAATATAGAACCTGCAATCGCTAATACATTAGGGATTACAAACCCAGTACAAGCTGGTAGAGGAACCGAGTACGACGTTAGTCAGTCTTCATTCAACATTGTAGATACGCCAGACGTTACAACGGTATCTCAAACACCTTCGGTATACAATAACTTTACAAACCCCTTAGACGACAACTTGGCAAAAAATCCAACGTTGGCAGAATTGGCTAGTTGGTACCCAAATTATTACGGTGTTTTTGATCAAGAGTTTAATGATTATAAAACCCAATACAGTGTTGGGGCAACATTACAGTTAGGATTTGTTGGTAATGTTGAAAAGTGGTTTCAAGACGGATTATCTGTTAATAGAAACGACGAGATTATAAACAACGAAAAGAAAACAAATAAGTATGGCCCCAACTCATTAGTGTCATATGATTCTGATATTCAAGAAGTTTTAGTTAAAGCAAACACAGGGTTAATACAATATAATCCAGGGATTCAAAATGATTTTAGAGATGAAATATTTAACCGAACTCTTGGTGTTGGGATTATTCCTTTTAGTACAATAGGTTCAGGTATTAATTACAAACCTGACGGTGAAAACATATCGGAGTTAGATAGAATTGCTAGAGAAAGAAGAGGTTTTGAGGTTAAAGAAAGGGTTAGAATTAATTTTATTGACGAAACCATTGGAAGTGTAAACTTAAATCCATTAAGTTTATTAACTGGAAACGATTTATTTCAAAGAGACTTTGCAATAACCAGACCAGCACAATTCATTGGAAGAGCTGCACAATTTTTATCCGACTTAGGAGGTTTTAGTTTACCAGTAAGTATTCTACAAGATTTTGATTTTAATTTAAGTATATTCAACAAAGATGGTACTTTAAGTAACCAAGCTGACCCTAATAACTTAAATGAAATAGATATTAAGTCTAGTTTATTGAATAGAACGGGGAAAGCTACCAGAGAAATTTTATTCGATAACATAAAAAATAATAAATACGGTCCTAATTTTGACGAAGATTATGAAGTTAAAAATGAAGGTACTTATTTAACACCACTTCCTGAGACACCTTTAGAAGGTGTGACAGGAGATAAGTATGGTGGTTTTTATGGTAAATACGAACCAATAGGTATTGTTAATAAGTCCGTTTCTTCGGCTATTGGATTAGGTCAAGAATTGGCTATAAATGAGTATACAGTAAATGACAACGAGAAACCAGACACCACATATCTTGGTACACCATCGGAAATAATGGCAAGGTCTGCCAACTATGGGACTGTAAACGAAAAGTTTGATTGGCGAATTAGGAAAGGTGATAATAAATTTACTAAAGGTATTTTACAGTACACGCAAAATTTAGTTAACAAATCTAAATTAGGTGATGCGGCAGGTTATATCGGGTACTTTGATTCCATAGGAAAAACTGGGGCCATAAATGAAACTGGATTTCACCAATCAGGAGTGGAAAGTTCTGATCTTGTTCCTGAAAGACCGTCAAGAGGTAACACAGCAAGAAACTATAATTTTGAAACTGACAGTGGTGGTGACTACTATTGTCGTTCTTGGTCTTCACGTCAAAAATTCCATACTTGGAATAATTTAACAAGGAAGAGTGGTAATTGGTGGCGAGGACAGGAAAGTAATAAAAATATGACCATGAATTGGGGTGACGACCCGAAAGGGACACCGAAGATATCTTTCGATAAGGGAGATCTGGAAATATTAAAAAAATTAAAAAGTGGGACACAGGGTGCGGCAATACCGTATATGTTTTCAATCGAAAACTTAGCCTGGAAAGATGCTCCACAGTACGTTGAACTACCAGAATGTGAAAAGGGACCTAATAGTGGTAGGATTATGTGGTTTCCACCTTACGACATAAGCTTCAGTGAAAACAATAGTGTTAACTGGGAAAGTACTTCTTTTGTTGGTCGTGGAGAAAACATATATACTTATAATAACTCTGAAAGAAGTGGTACCTTAGATTTTACTATTATTGTTGACCATCCTGCTGTTTTAAATCAAATTAGGGATAGATTTAGCAGTGAAATAATTAGTGACGAACCGTATCATTCTTTTTTCGCTGGTTGTGATATCGATACATTAAGAAGTTTAGTAGATAAAGAAGTGTCAAAAACAGAGATAACCTTTAACGAGGATGGCACTTTACAAACAAAACCTTGTGATGTAACACAACCACCGTTTAATAATATTAAAATATATTTTGAAAACTCTAGAAACGTTAGTACAAATGTGGGTAGAGTTGTTGATTTGGATTTGTACGAAGTTGTTTATCCAAACATTTCGTTGGATGGGGTTAACCAAGGTGAATGGCCTAACAACGCTTCTTTATACCCTTGTGGTCCTGCTTCTGCAAACACTTACAGTTATTTAAATTTAGAAACGGTATCACAGGATAAAATAGACCAGTTAGTTTCTTTTTTATTAACCGAAGATGGGAAAAATTATAAAATAAAAATTGTAGCTTACACATCGGTAGATAGCCCAACCTCTACTTATAACCAAGAATTAGCTACCGCTAGAGCTACTAATACTAAAGAGTATTTGTATACTAAATTAATAGCTCTCGAAACCGACCCACCACCATTGTATGGAAACTCAAACTACCCTTCTTACCCAACAGAGAAAGATTTGGTAAATAATCCTGATAGATGGGATGTTAAAGGTGAGGCAAATCCTGGTTCACAAAATTTAACAGGAAATGTTGCTTACGGTAATCCGTGTAATAGTTTAGGTACTAACGATCCAAATTCTAGAGCTTCAAAAGAAGCTAGATATGCAATAATAACTTTAGAAGAAAACAAGGCAATACAAAATAATTTATTACAAGGTATTACAAAGGACAATAAAAAAGTTGCAACAGATAAGTTTCAAAATGAAAGAAACGATTTGGTAAACCAGTTCGCAAAAGAATTTATTACCGAATGTGAATACTTTGAAGCAATAAAAAGAGATCAACCCTTTGTTTATACTTCTTTACAGGAAAAAATAAAAGGATTCCATCCTGCTTTCCACTCAATGACACCTGAAGGTCTTAATAGTAGGTTAACTTTTTTAAACCAGTGTACTAGACAAGGACCACAAATATTAGATTCAACAAAACCACAAAACATGGTTTTTGGTAGACCACCTATTTGTGTATTAAGAATTGGTGATTTTTATAACACCAAAATTGTGGTTGATTCTGTGAATATAAGTTATGATCCATTACAATGGGATTTAAATCCAGAAGGTATTGGTGTACAGCCTATGTTAGCAAAGGTTACTATGAGTTTTAAATTTATTGGTGGTTCTTCATTAGGAGGCCCAATAAAACAATTACAAAACGCGGTTTCATATAATTTTTATGCTAACACTGGAGTTTACCAACCGTGGAAGTATACAGAAGAAATTATAAACCAAAAACAAAGATTTATATATGGGGCATTTATGTCACCTGAAGACGCTGAAACTGCTTACGGAAACATAAATTCTAGTTTAGGTGTTGTACAAGACGTTTCGGTTAAACAAAACTTAGAAAGTGTTAATACAACATCGGTAGGTACTAACACACCCATTTCTAGTACCGCAACAACACAGATTAGTAACTCCCAACCAGCACCACCACCAGTATCTTCTAGTGGCAACCCACCGACAGCAAATGTTAGTACAGATATGGAACGTTTAACTATGTCAGCCGAAAAAGTCGGTCCCGAAATTCAATTAGTTTTTGGCAGAAAAGAATCGTCAGATAGTTCGTCTTTAAATAATGACTATACCATAACTAACGTAAATATATTAGCCCTTAACGATGATAGTAATAGTATTAAAAACATTCCGGTAGGTGAAACAATTCTAGCTTCTTCTTTAATTACTAATATAAGTATATTTCCACCTTCACCTATTAACACTAGTGGTGAACAGTACAGTGTGTATGTGTACTTTAGTAACAATACAGACTCTAAAAACGCTGCTTTAAAAATATAATTAAAATAAAAAATTATGGCAAAACAATATTACGACAGATATCAGCAGTTTAGAAACGATAATCAAGTTAAGGTATTACCTTTTATAAAAATACCAATATCCGACGGTGACATCTTTATTGGGTACACTAGTAGAACCAGGCTTGACATTGTTTCAAATACCTATTATGGTTCACCGTATTACGGTTGGTTAATCATGCAAGCAAACCCAGAATATGGTGGTTTAGAGTTTGATATTCCAGAAGGCAGTACTATTAGAGTACCCTTTCCTTTGATAAGTGCTTTACAAAGTTACCAACAAGAAGTAAAAAATTACAATGTTTTATACAATATTAACAGTTAATGGCATACACACCAACAACATACAGCCCAACAATTTTAAAAACAGAAGGTACTACAACAGAAAGAGGTAGTACTTCGAAACCAACAACAAAAGTTACTTTAATAGACCCAAATCCTGGACAAGAAATTGTACCACACGAGGATTTATTTATTTACGTTAATTTAAAAGCTAACACAAGACCAAAAAGTTTATTAACTCAATACCCCGATAAAAAATATTCAATTTCTAATTTAAACGGTAACACGGTTAGTCTATCTTCACCACAAAATAAAAGTACGACTGTTGATGGGGATATTTTATTTAAAACCAAACCTAATTTAACAACTGATTGGACTGAGATTGGTGGGTTTAAAAGTGCTTTTGGGGAAACAGGGACTGATTACGAAGGCTTTGGGATTACAAGTATTGATATTAATATTAAAAGTCAGGTGTCACCCACCGTCACAATTGATTTTGTAGATGTTCGTGGAGCGACACTCTTTGAACAAGGTTCTTGTTCACCATATGGTTTTTTCTTTCAATTACCGTATCCAGTTTTTGAGTTAACGGTTAAAGGTTATTATGGTAAGGCCGCAACATATTACTTAAACTTGGTTAAATTTAATACTAAATTTAATTCTGAAACTGGTAATATGGAATGTAGAGCAGAATTTATTGGGTATTCTTTTGCCTTTCTGTCAGATATATTCATGGGGTATGTTATGGCAGCTTCTTTATTACCAAACAATTATGGATTTAAAGATACATTAGAAAAGATCTATGACAAAACAAATAAATTTTATAAAGAAAATGTTGCGGGAAATGATTATGATGAGACTTATTTTTGCAGTGGGCCAAACGGGTGTATCACCGTTTTACAACTACTAAAAGGATTAAATTCATTTGAAAAGGTAGATAAACAAAAAATTATTGACTCACCAGAGTATCAAGAGTTGGTTCAACTAAAGGAGGTGGCTAAATTATATAATGAGTATAGAAGTACCGTAGAAGAAGTTGTAAAAACTAACACAAAAGGAACCCTTGGTCTTACAAACTCCATACACCCCTCGGTTAAAGGAAGAAAATTAACGATTATTTATGGTAACTCAGAAACCGGTCGTAAAACCGTTGAAACAGAAATAAGTACAGGTGGCAGTTTAGCGAACGCTTTTAACACAACTGGTGGTTCTTTTTTAAGTAGTATAAAAACTATCCTATCCACTAAAATAGGTAACAGTTACCCATACCAATTAGATGTTAAAAAAATAAGTTGTTTATGTGACCCCCCTAGTCAGTTTCAAGATTCAAACACAACTACTTATAACATATTTAATAGTTCAAAAATAACTGGTAAATCTTGGTATGGACCTCAAAATTTTTGGAGTGATACACAAACTGCGGGATCATCAGTTACATACGGGTATAAACCCTCTAAAAGTTACGACTCTAACCCTGACCAATATTTTGTTGATTTTGGTTATATTTTGGAAGACATTTATTCAGAAATTGAAGGTTTAAATATTAAAATAACTGACAAACAAAAAGTAGTTAACGAACAGATAGATAGGATTATTGAAGAAAAACTAAACTTCAAGCCGACAATTAGAAATGTTTTTACAATCTTATTGTCAAACACCGAGGCTTTTATGGAGGTTTTAAAAACAGTTTCTATTCAAGCTGAAACATACCACAAAACTAACCCACCAGGTGATACAAATGTTGAAACTAATACTACTGCGGACAAAACTGTTTATTCTTGGCCAACTTATAGTGTAAAAAATACTAACCCACCAAGCGAGGAACAAAAATTCCCTGGTAATAATGTTTTATTTCAAAACTGGCCAGAAGTTATTTTTGTGGAGGATTTTTTAAAGGCTTTCTTACAATTACAAAAAGAAATTGACCTATTAAACGTTAATTATGAAGGTAAACCTGGTTATGATAATTTCGCACCAATAAACCCTTTAGAATCACCTGCTTGGTTTCCAAACACACCTAATAAATATTTAGACTTGGTTGGTAACCAAGAAATATTTAAAGTTATTGGTGAACGTTTATTTATCGCTTTAGACCACAGCACTTTTCAACCAATTAGGTTGACCACAGATGCTTTATTAATAGGACAAGGACCAAACAAGGGTATCGGTAAAGGTGATTGGAACCCATTAAAAAAGGATGTCTTTATTGAAAATATCGCACAATTAGATTCTTGGAATTTATTAAATTCTACCACTAATGAAAAACAATTACAAGGGTTATTGAGTAGTTATAATGACGCAACTAGTTTTGTTAACGCGGTTAAAAACGAACTTACAGGGTTAAAGGAACTTACAGGGATAGATATTAAAAAAACAGCTGTTGTTGGGGACGATAATCACGGCTTTAAAACTAATGACAACTATTATAGTTATATGTCGGATAAAGCCAATGGTATATCTATAAAGAACAATGATGATGACCAACCCATTTGGATACACCCGAATCCGTTTAAAATGGAATCAAGTAATTTAATAAAAATAATAAAACAAGAAGACACTACAAGTGTACGTGGAGTTAATTTAACTAACGAGAAATTTAAAACTTTTTTAAATGATACCTATGTAAAAGCTTTAGAAAAAAGTGTTAAAGATATTGATTTTAAAACCACAGAATACAACCCCGATTTAACTTATTCCGTTATTGACCCAAATCAACAACTGGTTTCTTTTGATAAACCACAATTGTATACGACATTAGCAATGTGTTTTGATGGGTCGGATGATGCAGATACTTGGTGGACCAATAAGGCAGATGTTACAACACAAACAGAAAACTCAATAGGTGGTGGCATTGTTTCTAACATGGGTATGTTAACATTTTGGGACACTGCTGAGGGTGGTTATGTTCACGGAGTTAACTTAGTAAAATATCAAAACGTAAACACTTTTTCTGGGATTTCAATCGATAACACAAAAAAGGATCCAATATCGGTATTTAGGGATTTTATTTATTCACCGTTAATAACAACCCCAATGTGGTTAGACAATGTTATAGAGTTTAGAAAAAAAGTTAAACCGGGTAGTAACACTAATTACACAACAGAACACCAAAATAGAAATTTAGCTTATCTTTTTCTTCATACACTAAAACCAACACCTTTTGTCCAAAGAATTATATCTGATGATGGTGATCTTTTTTATGTGGATGAGGATGGTGATACAGAACCAGAAAAATATGGCCCAAGTTTAATATGGTCACATAGAGCCTTTAACACAATTGGTGGTATAGCAAAAGTACCAAAAGCTTGGTTATTAACTTTAGGTGCGCAACTTTGGCGTTGGCGAGAGTTTACGGGGAAAAAAACCGATGGGGGCTGGAGAAAACCATTAATATGTGAAGGATGTTCTCAAAATACCTCAACAGACCGACCAGTAGGTAATGATCCTTTAATACAGCCGGGATATGATATGTCGGGTATTAAGGATAGATATTATTTGGAGGACAATTCCCCAATAAAGAAACTTAGGAATGATGTAAAATCTTATTTATTAGGAATATACGGTGGGGTTCCCGGTGTTAATTACAATAACAACACCATACCAACAGTTTTTGGGTATAACTATCAAAATAGAATAGGCCCAAACGCAGCGATTAACGGTGGTGAAGATTATTTGGCTTTTTATTATTTTAACCTTTACAAAGACCAAGTGGGTGAGATAAGCAATAGACTTGGTCCAGTACCAAACGAAGGGGCTAACATTAAATATAGTTGGCCACAAGTTTATATTGCACCACATCATATACCTTATGTTTTACCCGATAAATTTAATGATGGTAGAAATGGAGAAGGGGCTGATTTTATTTTTATAACGGACGACTACATCGGCAGACAAGATTACCAAACAATAATGCCAAACAAAATGGATGGTGTGTCATATAACGAAAAAAATAATTCCGACGAACTAGGACATACCCATAGGTCGAAATATGAAGACGGTAATTTAGGGATGATTTTTCAGTACATTCCAGATGGCATTAAAGACGAAATCGTACAAATTTTTGAGGATTGGACAAGTGAGGGGGGTGAATGGGAAAAATTATTACAAATAGTAGACCCAGTTAATTTCACCCCAAAAGGTTCTTTATTAGATTCTTATAGTTATAGAAAAGGTGAGAAAAGTCCTGCTGAGGCAATAAAACGTTCATCAAACCCAGAGAATAATGTTATCATTACACTAAACCCAAACGAAACTTTATTAAGGTTACTAACAGACCAATATTGGATTTTAAATTCAACACCAAAAATTTGGTATGGTTATCAAAATGAAACTAACAATAACCCAACTAAAAGTAATCAATTTTACGAAGATGGGTTTGTTGTTTCTGAAAAACAATTTAATACTTATTTAACAAGTTTTTTTAATACATATAGACTTAATTTACCGACAAGACTTCAAGAATTAAAAGATGAGAAAAAAGATAAATCAGGTAACGGATCACCTATAGACGATGAAGATTTAAAATTATCGTTGTATAGGTCATTTAAATCTTTAAGTGAAAAATGGATTCAAAGAACATCTAATAACGATTTATTTTTTAATGTTGGTGGTACCGATGGTAAGACGTGTAAAAATGGTGCGTCTAAAAAATCAACACTAGCATCACATTTTACTTATGTAAATCGTGTTTGGGGGGATATTGGTGATAAATCTTATATTGATATCACAAAACTAAACGAACTTAAAGACAATAAAAAAATATCCTTATATCAGATTATAACAGATATATTGAGTGACAATGAATATTTGTTTTTTGCGTTACCATCCTATATAAATCTAACAGGACAAGGAATGAAGGAGGAAGATTTAAAAGATATGTTTAGACCAATTTTAGATATTTCAGATTCTAGTTGTGGACCACTTTTTGTTTCAATGTATGTTGGTGGTGTCTCTAGAAAATTGGCTCTACAAATAGGTGAAACTAACTGTAAAGTTGATAATGATGAGGTAAAAGAGGTTTTAAAAAATGTTAACGATGACGGTTTTAGTTTGACGGATATAGATCAACCAACAGACATGGCTTCAGGTAATTTTACCGCATTTAAAGTTCTATACGGTATTCAAAACCAAAACCATTTTAAAAATATTCAGTTAGACCAATCAGAGTTTACCGAAACAGCAGAATCTTTAAATGTTATTGATAAGTTAGCACAAAACCAAGGTAGTGATAGAACCACAAAAGGTCAAAATTTAAACTCAGCCTATTTAACACGTTCTTATACCTGTACAATAGAATCAATGGGTAATATGATGATTCAGCCGATGACTTATTTTGATTTACAAGGAGTACCTATGTTTAGTGGGGCTTATTTAATAACCGAAGTTAGTCATAGTGTAAAACCAAATAATGTTTCGACAACATTTAAAGGTGTTAGACAACCAAGAACAATTGTTCCTTTAGTAACTAGTGCGTCAATTGCAATGAATTTAACTTTTGATGAAAATGCTACAGGTACCGGAACAGGGACATCGTTAAGGTCGATAAATAGAAACACACAATTATTTAATTTAGACTGGAAAGATCAAATAAAAACAAATATCACACCTAAAATAACATCTACTAGTACTAAAGAGGACACAATAAAAGTGATACAAACCGGTGTAGAGGGTGGATACTATCACCCAGTACATTGGTATAATCCAAAGTTGGGTAATCAAGGTACACAAAAAGGTTATGGGCTTCTTGACAAGAGTGGTGAAACTATGTTTGGTGAAGATAGAGCAGCTGGACAAACAGAAAATTCATCGAAAGGGGTAGAATTATGGGCTTTAGTAGATAAGTCAAGTGGTTACGGAAATTACGGAACGTTATCAACAACATTACCAACTGCCGGTGCAACTTCTACTAAAAACTACAGTAGAACCCATACTACAACAGAAACCAAAAATAATGGTAAAGTTATTTACGAAGGTTGGGATCTCAAGATTTTACAAAGTCTTCTTAATGTTAATGGTTGGACATATGGTTACGTACCCCCAGGTGCCGATGGTGAAAAATTAAAAAAGTTAAGTGCTGGAATAGCGGTTGATGCGACAGATGAACTTTTAAAGACATATTTTAAAAATTCTCCTAAGTTAAAAGGTATAATAGAAAATGATCAAAGGTTATATTTTTCTTTTGTAAGATCTCGTTATAATGGACCGAAATTTTTTCAATACCACTCAATAAATCTAATAGAAGTTTATGACAAAAATCCTAATTTCACAAATGATGATTTATTATTAGCTAATTTAGATTATAAGTGGCTCTATGCTCAAGGGTTAAATAGGAATAGTTCTGAAATAATTGGAAGGGATGTTTTAAAAATTGCAGAAATAGTAGGGGTAAAACCACCTAACAAAAATGTGGTGGTTTAATAACCTACCTATTTCCACAATAAGGACCTAAACCAGACTCAACAGATTCGGGGGTTGTTAATTTTTTACCACATCTCCCACATTTACCTGAGTGATAAACCTTAATAGTGGTATAAGCATTTGGATTTTTAAGAAAAGAATTAAAAAACCAACTAGCAACCTTATTGGAATTAGCGTCAAGAGTTATTTTACTTTTAACAGAATGTCTGTAAGCCTCATTTTTACCACCAAAGAAGGTACCTAAAAAGGTATAAGCAGAATTATTATCTTGCCCAGTTAAAACCGAAACGTAAAAAATATCGGAAGCTACTTTAGGTTCAGGTTTTTTGTAATTGGCGTTTCTAATTTTAAACGTAAAACGATTACCTGTAACCTCATTAAGAACTGTGAATGTTGCGTTACCCGCAAAAATAAATTTCCTAAGATTACTGTTTTGAAGTTTGTGGGTTTCTTTTTCCATTTTTATTTCTTATCTTTTGTGAATACAAATATAAGAAATAAAATTTAAATGGCGATAATTACTGTTGGAAATATTGTGACCGAAGATGGTATAACCAGTATTCCGAATAATTTTAATGTTATTAATTTTGAAAGTTATGAAAAAGAACTTTCAGCACCAACCTTATTTGTTGGGTGGGAAAACACTAAAAAAATACTACCACAAAGTTCCATTTTAAATAAAAAAATTGATGACAATCTTTACTGGACTTTTTCACCAACAGAAAAACGAACCATTTTTGAAAACGATTTAAAAAGTTTTATTCAAAAATCATATCACGATTATACAAAAAACATCCCTTATTACGCTTTAGACCCTATTATTTTAAGAATCAAAACCACCGAGGAGCTGATTCAAAAATTACAAAAATTTACGGAAAGCTTTACATATTTATATGGTAATAGAATTGTTTATATTTACCACAATTCTAGCATAATATCATTAGATTTAGAACTCTTAAAGTTTATATCTTTTGACAGTAATGAGGTATTGGAGTATTTAAAAAAAGAAACTAAATTTTTTGAAAACAAAGAAAAAGAATTTAAAACCGAACTTAAATATTTTGATATTAAATACATTCCATATTTAATATATAACGATGCAACAAAAAACCCTGCTTTTAGCGTCCTTCATTAGTGAAAATGAAATCCCTAATTTTTTAGAGAAGATACAAAAAAATTTTAACGTCAAAAAAGAAAGTATTTTCTTTTTTAAAACCGAGAATGCTGAAACATTTTTAACCTACAAAATTTATATTGATTTTGAAAGAAGGATAAATTTTAAAAAAGAATTACCAAAAACAATCCAAATACATAAAAAATTAAATACATTTTTCACAATTAATGCGTTAAACAAATTAGTCGAATTTAAAAGTGGCTTGGCAGGTAATGTTGAACATAAAGAATATAAAATCGATTGGCAAGAATTCGACAATAAAATCATTTTAATAAAAAATGAAAATTTAGAAATTATACCCATAGAAAGATTTTTTATAAAATGGTGATATTTATAAAATAAAAGATCATGATGGACAATAAAAAACAACAAGAAACTGAACTTCAAACAAAACTGAATTCTTTCTTAAAGAAAAACAAATCTCAAGAGTGTTTCGGGGAAGAATGTGAAATAAAAAACCCTGAAGAGATTGTTAAAAGAGAACATAAAAAAATAATTACCAGTGATGGTAGACAATTATTAAGTGAATATACAAACTAATCATGGCAAACTTAAACGAAGATTTAAAAAGATATAAACAATTATTGGGGTATGATCCAAAAATTGGTGGGCAATCAATTACCGAAAAAAGATATCACACATATAGTGATGATACTGATTATGCTGAAGGTGAAGAAGAAACTGAGGAAACTGAAACCGAAGGCTTTGGTGAAGAAGGTACTGAGGAAACCGAAGGGGCGGATAATGCTGATTTTGATTTTGGTGGAGAAGAGGGTGAAGAAGAAACCGAAGAAACCGAAGAAGTAGAGGATGAAGGTGATGAGTTTGGTACCGCAGATGAATTTAGTGCTGCAGACGAATTAGAACCAGAGGGTGATGAAACCGAAGAAATAGACGTTACTGATATAGTTAAAAGAGCTGATGATGCTAAAGGTTCGGCTGAAAGAGCTGTAACAGCGGCTGAACAAGGAAAAAACATGATTCAAGACTTAATGTCGAAATTTGATTCTTTACAACAATCACTTTCAAAAATAGATATGGTCGCAAACGAATTAAACATTATTAAATCAGATTTACAGTCACAAAAACCAAAACAAAAAATGGAATTACGTTCCTTAGACTCTTATCCTTTTAATGTTAAATTAACTGACTATTGGGATGATGAAAAATTAAAAGATAATTATGAAATAACTTCTGGAAAACCAGACGGCAAATCCGCAGATGGAAGTGTTAAAGTTTGGAAGTTAGACCCAGAAGATGTCAAGGATTATAGTGCAACAGATATTAAAAAATCTTTTGTTCCTGAGTCAAGGTCAAAAAAGAGAAGAATTTAGTTATAAAAATAAAAAAACAAAGAAAGGGGTGATGAACCCCTTTTTTTATTGACAATAAAATATTTTGAATTATAATTGTAATAAGTAATTTAATGTTTAACAATTTAAAAAAAGTAAAATGAGTAATGACGTTTTAGGGGCAATAATGTCCCAGTATGAAAAAAACAAAAGCACCTCTACTGGAAAATTTACTGAACCAGATTTTTCCAAGTATTTTAATCCTCGTTTGGAAGAAGGTGAAAAAAACGGCGAAGTAACTATTCGTCTTATGCCTTCCAAAACAAAAGGTGGTTCACCGTTTGAGGAAGGGCATTTCCATGTTGTACAGGTTAACGGTCAATGGAGAAAACTTTATTGTAGACAACACAATGACGGTGAAACTTGCCCATTGTGTGAGGTTGAAAAAGCCTTAAAATCTACAGGTAATGAAGAGGATAAGAAGTTAGCCAAAACTTATCAAGCTTCTAAGTTCTATATGGCTCGTGTTATTGACAGAGCTAAAGAAGAAGACGGAATTAAAATTTGGCGTTTTAAACACAACTACAAAGGTGAGGGTGAACTTGACAAGATGATTCCGTTGTTCACTAAAAAAGGTGATATCTCTGATCCAAGAGAAGGTCGTGATTTGGTTATCATGTTAGGTCGTGGTGATAAAAACAATACCAAAATCACTTCAATTATGGCAGAAGACCCTTCAATGTTAACAAGTGATAAAACCAAAGCAAATGCTTGGGTGAAAGATGAGTCTACATGGAAAACTGTTTATAAAGCATCACCAATAGATTATCTTGAAATTATCGCAAACGGTGATACACCAGTATGGGATAAAAGATTAGAAAAGTTTGTTCCAAAGGGTGATGAAACGGTTAAAAAAGAAACAACCACAACTAGTACAAAATATGTCGCACCTGCAGTTGATGAAGATACTGATATGGGTGATGACGATCAGTTGCCGTTTTAATATTTAAATTATGTCAGAAAAAGTAGATAAAGCTGAAAAAGCTGAGAAAGTAGAAAAGACCGAGAAAGTAGAGAAAAAGAAATCTATTGGTAAAAAAGAGTTTTCGATTGATACTTTGAAAAATAAGTTCAGTGCTAAAACAAAATATAAAGAAACCCAATATTTTGATTGTGGGGAAGCTTTTCATAAAGCTTGTGGTCTTCCAGGACCAGTAACTTGTGGGATTTCAATGTTCTTAGGACATAGTAACTCTTCCAAAACAACTGCTTTAATTAAAGCAGCGGCTGACGCACAAAAAAAGGGACAACTCCCTGTTTTCATAATTACCGAAAGAAAGTGGTCTTTTGACCACGCAAAAGAGTTAGGATTTCAGTGTGAAAAAAACGCTGATGGAGAATGGGAAGGTTTTTTCTTTTTTCGTGATGATTTTGATTATATCGAACAAATCACTGATTATATGAACGAACTTTTGACTCTTCAGGAAAAGGGTGAACTACCACATAGTTTGGCTTTCTTCTGGGATTCAGTTGGTTCTGTACCTTGTAAAATGACTTTTGAAGGCAAGGGTGGTAAGATGCATAACGCATCAGCTCTCGCTGATAAAATTGGATTAGGTATAAGTGGTCGTATTGCAAAATCAAAAAAAGAAGATTACCCATATGAAAATAGCTTGGTTATTGTAAACCAACCGTGGGTTGACTTACCTGACAATCCTTTTGGACAACCAGAAATTAAGGCAAAAGGTGGTGAGGCCATTTGGTTAGCATCGACTTTGGTTTTCTTATTTGGTAACCAAAAGAAATCTGGTATCTCACATATTATGGCAACCAAAGACAAAAGAAAAATTGGTTTCGGTATTAGAACTAAAGTATCGGTTCTTAAAAACCACGTCAATGGCTTAGGATATAAAGACGGTAGGATAGTTGCCGTACCACACGGATACATTGAAGATACACCAGAAGCGGTTGATTTATACAAAAAACAATACTCTGATTTTTGGAAAGAAAAGTTAGGTATATCTGGTGGAGCGGATTTTTCTTTGGAAGAAGAAGAAGGAAACGATTTTCAAATATTTGGAGGAACTGAATAGTGATAAATTGGGGTCAATATAAAGCGGTTGTTGCGGGTATTACATCATCAGAGATGGAATCTATCTTACATGATATGGTTAGAAGTTACCTTCATGATCACGCAACAACCATTGAAATATCCGAATTAAAACACCTAGGTATATTACTACCAAACGAAGAAGAAAAACAAATTGTCAAACCATTTAATTTCATGGAGAATGACAGGTCTCAAGAAGGTTAGAAAAAAAGAAAACACCAAAACATTACTTATTGACGGCAACGTTTTAATGAAACGTTCTTATAACGGAGCCAAAAATTTATTCTATAAGGAAACCCATATAGGTGGTATCTATCAGTTTTATGCAACACTTAGAAAGTTAATTGTTGAACTTGCTGTTGATAAAGTTATCATTACATGGGATGGTGAAAGAAACGGGTATTTAAGATTAAATTATTACCCTGAATACAAAAACAATCGACCAACCTTTTTTGATCAAAACTATGAAATACAAAAATTAAGAGTTAAAGCTTACGCCGAAGATTTGTTTCTTCGACAATACGAAAATCCAGATTGTGAATCTGATGATTTATTGGCCTACTATTCTCTTAATAAAAAACAAAATGAGGATGTTATCATATACACAAATGATAGAGACCTATGTCAGTTAATCACTGAAGAGGTAAACCTTTATTTAGCGGATAAAAAAATACTACTTGGAATTGGTAATTATAATTGGTATTTTAAACATCATTATGAAAATGCTGCATTAGTAAAAATCATCGAAGGATGTGTAACCGATAATATAAAAGGCATTGAAGGTGTAACCGAAACAACACTCATAAATTATTTTCCTGAAATTAAAGAACGAAAAGTAACTTTAGAAGAGATTATTGAAAGAACAAAGGGTTTGAAAGAAGAAAAAAAATTAAAGATATTTGATGCTATAATAGAAGGAAAAACTAAAGGAAAACATAAAGGTAATGTTTACGAGATTAATAAAACAATTATTGACTTACATCAACCCCTTTTAACTGATGAAGCAAAAGAAGAAGTTTTAAATCTGGTAAATTTACCTTTAAATCCTGAAGGACGTAATCATAAAAATGTTTTAAAAATGATGTTTGAAGACGGTATTATGTATACTATACCTGGTGGTGAAAATGGGTACTTAAGTTTTTTAGAACCGTTCATTAAATTATCCAAGAAAGAAAGAACAAATTATAAAAACTCAAAATCATGATGAAATATTAAAATTGTTTCATCACAAAAACCTACAATCCTTATGTAGTAAAACAAACAGGAATTTAAAAAAATACTAATATCTTAAATTAAAATTATGAAAAAATTTGAATTTTTACTTAAAATTAACGGGAACATCATCTGCCAACGTTATTTCGCTGTCAGAAATTTTAGCCCAAAGTCAGTCCAATCTTTGGATATACTTTACTGTGTTTCTGATTGTGTCTCTATGATTCAAGAAAGAATGGTGGAGAAATCCGTTGATTATATCTGGAACCAGTTTAACCCATACGACACTCAAACTTTAGAACAAATAAATAGAACCCCTATTTTTGAAAAAGAAGACATCTTTGATTTTGAAATTAGAATCGATGAAAGAGTTATTGCAGCTAAAAGATTTACAGGTAATGTTTACCCCCAGAGAGTAAGATACAGTGTTGATATTCGAGACATTATTCCTAATATTATTTATTCAATACAGGAAACGTTATCGCAAGAATATTTTTCTGTGGAAAACTAAAGAACAAAACTTTCTTGAATATTTATTAAAAACGATAAAAAAATAAATGACTAAAAATGTTACTTTAGGATACCTTGGTTACAAGTTTCAAATGGAATTAATAAACCAAATCCTACATCCCGCAAATAAAAAGTTTTCTGATAGAATCATTGATATTGTTCACGCAAAGTATTTTGATAATGAATATTTTCGTCTTATCATGGCTCAACTTAAAGATTACTATGAGAAATATGAAAAAGTTCCAGCAAATGAAACTTTAGAAACCATAGTAAGAATGGAGGTAAAGGATAAAATCACCCAGGACTATGTTTTTGAAATGTTAAAAGAAATCAATAATCTTGCGGTAGAAGACTGGGAATTTGTTCAACAAAAGGCATTAAATTTTTGTCGACAACAAGAGCTTAAGAAAGCAAATGAAAAAATTAACAAAATTATCGATAACGGTGATTTTGAAAGTTATGAAAAGTGTGCAGAAATTTTAAGAGACGCACTTTCTGTTGGTTCTGAAAAAGATGATGGAACATCTATAAGTGAAAATATTGAAGCAGTTTTAGAAAAGGATTTTAGACATCCAATTCCTACGGGAATAAATGGTATTGACGAACTGACCGATGGTGGGTTATCAAGAGGCGAACTTGGTGTTGTCTTGGCCCCATACGGTACAGGAAAAACTACCGTATTAACAAAAATGGCAAATACGGCTTACAATGAAGGTTATAATGTTTTACAAATTGTTTTTGAAGATATGCCAGATGTTATTAAAAGAAAACATTTGGCATGTTGGTCTGGAATTGAATTAAATGAATTGTCTGAAAGAAAAGAAGAAGTTTTACAAAAACACAAAGAAGTTACTTTAAACAAAACAAACGATTTAAAAATCAAAAAGTTTTCTTCTGAGGGTGTAACAATTCAGGCCATAAAATCATTTATTAGACACGAAATATCAAAAGGGTTCAAACCAGATTTAATTGTTTTAGATTATATAGATTGTGTCGAGTCATCTAAAATTTATTCCGACGAATGGTCAGGTGAAGGTAATGTCATGAGAGGGTTTGAGTCAATGTTAAGTGAGTTCGGACTTGTTGGTTGGACTGCGGTTCAAGGAAACCGGAGCTCGATTTCCTCAGACGTTGTAACAGGAGACCAAATGGGTGGTTCTATTAAGAAAGCACAAATCGGACATTTTATCATGTCAATCGCTAGAACATTACCACAAAAAGAATCGGGTA